CAAGGATCACTTTGACGATTTCCTGGCGGAAAGCGATAAAGAATGGATAGATGAAAACATTGATGATTTGCATCATCACGCTTTCAATATGGATTATTTTATCATTGGCTACGCTCGAGCCGAGCATTGGTTAGGTAATCAAGTTTTCAATGTTATTGAAACCATACGAGACTATGAAGAGTCTAATTTTGGTGAAGTCACTACAGATTTTTCTAGCTCTGAAAAGGTCGTTAATATGTACGCTTACATCGTGGGTGAGGAAGTTGTTCAAGAATGGTTGGGTGAAAGGGAGGAAAACGATGAGTAGTTTTAATTTTAATGAAAAAGACCTCAAAAATAATGGGTGGGAAGTTTTGCCCGATGGGGTTTGGTTCGGCTTTGATCTGGCTGACTCACATAAAGCAAACATACCAACAATATTGAGTGAACTAATAGAGCTTGATCCAGATGCAAAGGGATATGATTTTTTAATCTGTGCCTATAAAAAGGAGGCGAGCAATGAGTGATATTGGCGTTCCAATTTTTAAAAAATCCGGGTGGTATAAGGATCACCCGATGGAGTCGTTTATCGTTCGCTTTTATAAAGATTTGGATGATGTTTATTTATGGATTGATCCTGGTAAACATATCGTGGACCATGACAATCCGGAATATCATAAGTTTTTGGATAAATACGGCCTGGATAGAAACGTCTGGGACCATGACGAGGGCCAAAGGGTGTGTATGAGTTTCATTGAAGAAATTATGATTCATAAATACACAAAAGACGATAGTTTCTCGAAACAGTCCCAGGACGATCTTTATTTTGTCTTATACGATGTCCTGCATGATTATTTTTGGCCCATGGAAAAAGAAACATCGGACCAAAAAGAGAGTTCTATTCCTTTTTGGGGTTATTTTTCAGAACGTAAAAAAAGAAAAAACAATTATGCCTGGTACAAAAAAAATTGATTTACCTGGTAATTTTGCTATTTTAAAAGCTCATATATAACTTAGAAAGGAATAACTTATGAACGAAAAAGTCGAAAACTTAAACCAACAACTCGTGGCCCTGGCCACTCAATTCATGGCTAAAAAAGACGATCCCAGGTGGTATTTAAAAGGCGTTTATGCAAAGCCCAACAAAACAGGCGGGGTGAATATCATTGCCACCAATGGCCACCGGCTAGTGGTGTATTTTGACCCAGACGGCTACCTAGATGAGCCCGTTTTGATTTGTCCCGATTCAACGTTTATTCGCGAGGGTAAAAAACCGGATGTCTTTAATCGTTGCCTGGTTATAAGAGAAGAGAAGGATATTTTTCTTCAAATGGCCAGTGGGTACACGTCCAATAGCGATATAGAAAATGAGCCGGGACATTATCCAGATGTCTCTAATTCTCTTTTGTTTAACGGCTTTATAGATTGGACCGATGGCAAAGGGTCCATGGCTCCGGCCTTTGCCGTGGATGGCTTTTATTTAAAAGACTTGGATGCAATGGTTCCTAAAACTGTTGTGCATGGCAAGGTATCAAAGCCGGGCCGGGCTAATTTTGACGTTATCCCAGGCGGACCCGACAAGGCCAACGCGTTTTATAATCGTACCCATGAAATTCTGATTTTAATCATGCCGGTAAAAAGTGAGAAAAGGGACGAAAGGCCGGAGTGGTTAACCTCTTTTCTGGATCTTGAGCCGGAAGAATTAAAGGAGGTCGGGACCGGATAAAAATTGTTGTTTTAAGGGCCTGGATTCGTCTGGGCCCTTTTTTTATGCCTGGGGTAATTTGACGGTTTAGTAAAATTGTGCTATTTATGGAACTTCACTTATAACTTAGAAAGGAAATAACAACATGAATAATACAACTGAAATAAAAAATATATCCTGCTACGGCTCGGCCCGTGGTTCTGATTATTTTGTAGTCTGTGATGAAGATGATGCCCATATCATCGACAACTACGACCCCAGGAACGACCAACCGTTTGATAGTTTTACAGACTTCATCGATTACCTTCTGGCCAATCATACATTCAACGGTGAAATCCAAGAAATAGGGGCGGAATAATGAAAGTAATCATAGAAATGGATGTAGACAATTCCGCCTTTGATGATGAGAGCACCGAGGCCAGGCGTATCCTGGCCGGAGTCGGTGACATGATAGACAATCATGCTTATCTGGGTCCCTGGAATAAAAACTTGAAAGACATCAACGGCAACACCGTTGGCTTTTTTAAAGTGATTGACGAGCAAGGGAGGGAACTGGCATGAATACGAATACAAAAATCAAAAACTTTGGTCCCGGGAATAATCATAAACTAATCGTTGAAAAGCTCGGTGATTCCATGATCTCTTATTGGTTGCAATCTTATGATTCAATCATTGCTCTGGCCATTCACCGGGTCGGACATGGTTTCATCTGCCTAAGTCTTGACGGCAAAACCTGGGACTATTCCAAGACCACAGCGAAGCACCGCAACGCGTTCATGGACCAGTTCACGCCCTGGGCCGGCAATGATACCAACAGCACGGCAAAGCGGATCGGATCCGGTGATATTCAAATTGAGAATCTAAACCAGTAAAACCCGGTTCACTGATAAAGGCCTGGATTCGTCCGGGCCTTTTTTTATGCCTGGGGGCTGTTTAAATGCGATTTAAGACGTTTTGAGCTCGGGCCAATAGCCTGGCAATAGGACCACGGGCCAAGGAAAACCAGGGGCTCCCCATTAAATGTATTACAGATATGTTTTATCTAGCGAAAAACAAAAGTTTTTTTTTAAAAAAATCTCTGTTTGAGGTAATAAGCTAATACATTTTGATTAGACGTATATGGGGTATGGCCTGCAATGTATTAAATCGATGTATTGGCTATGTATTGGCCCGCAATCGGTAATACATTTTGCACAAGCAAATTTTATTGTTGTTGTCAACTCAAGAGCTCCGCAGCCAAACCAGGTGATTTGTTATATTTCAATGACTTATCGAAAAATTTAATTTTAAAGGCCCTTTTTTGATTTCCGAATTCGCGCGAATTCGGGTCTTTTTCCCTTCTGTGAGCTCACCAGATAACCAGGTAATAAGCTCACCAGATAACCAGGTAATAAGCTCACCAGATAACCAGGTAACGAGCTCACCATTTTACAGCGTTTCAGGGCCACTTGGTCGCGTGTAGCGTTCACTTCGTGCCTGTTTACAGCGTTTCAGAGCGTTTATTCTTAGCTGAATTGACCACTGATTTACTTAAAAAAGGCCCTCTTTCAATCCCAGGCACAAATAATAATCCATGATCCATGACCCGTGATAATTAATTATGGTTCATGAACCATGGACCGTGGACCATGGACCCGGAATCCTGGGCCGTGGTCCATGTACCGTGGATATTGGCCCCCCGGACCATGGGCCACCCCCCTTTATACATGTGTGTATAACCTTGGGCCTTGGGCCAAGTTTTTGAGACTCATGGACCTAAAGTTATTTACTTTTTGAAAATAGAGTTTCTTTAGGTTAAAAAAGGAGGTATGCTGTAAAAAAATTTTTGGAAATTTTTTTTAACTATAGGAGATAAATATGGCCCTTTATGCAAAGAAAATAGGTCTAAGTAGTTGGTTCAAAAAAACGTTTCTTGGCTATGAAGAAAAAACAGTTCGTGCAAGAGATGAAGACGGCAAATATGTTGGTGACGACAAATCAACGCCAGATATCAATGAAGCCTACAAGACGGTTTCTGTAAAACCAAAGACTAAAAAACAAAAAAGCAGAAGGTGAAAGGCCTGGCAATAGCTGGCGGACTTTTATTGGTCTCTATTGGTGTCAATGTTGTATTGATGGCAAAGTTAGATAAGTCAAAAATAGAACTACAGACAGCTATAAACAACCAAGCAGTGCTTGAAAGAACAATACAGGAGCAAAACGCTCAAATCGTAAAAGCCTTAGAGTCTGCTAAGAAGACACAAGCTCAAATACAAACCCTAAACACCCAGTACAGCGCCTCTCAAGCAACAGTAACTAAGCTTAGAAGTAAGTTTGCAAAATTTAACCTAGAGGGGATGGCAATGACCGATCCTTTAGTTTTGCAAGGAAAGGTCAATCGAGCCACAGCAAGGGTTATAGAAAACTTTAAACTATTAACAAGCGATGAAAAAACTACTGATATTGATACTGCTACCGCTAATTAACGGTTGTAGCACATATTCGTTGTTTGGCGACATGTCAAACAAAGAACCACAGGTCAAGCCCGTTGAAGTGGTTAGTGTAGCCAAAAGAACACCAATCTATCATCCGCCATTACCAGAACCAATCGACACGCCGCCTGTTGAGTGGGTGATTTTGAACCCAGACATAATGAAACAATATGTTGAGAATGTCGAAGCAGGAGAAGAACCCAGAGTTGCTTACTATGGTTTGACATCTCAGGGTTATGAAAACCTATCAATGACAATGGGTGAGATTACTAGGTATTTAGAACAAATATTGCATATTGTTGATTATTACAGAGATTCTGATGAAGATGAAGACGAAGAGGAGAAGGAAAAGTAATGGAACAAACTATGGCATACATAGACGCTCAAATAGACCGCATGATTGAGTCTGGTTTAGTGATAGAAGATCGAGAGACGTTTACAAACAATATTTTAGACTACATGAATGTCGTAAGAGAAATTGAATCCAGTAACGATAATTCTCAGGTCAATCCCGACAGTGGAGCAGCCGGGCTGTATCAATTCTTAGAAAGCACTGTCCCAACAGCTAGAAATAGAGCAGGACACAGTGAAAGCAAGGTGGCACATAAAAACAAAAGCTATGTAGACGATATTCCTCAAAATCCACTGGAATGGAACGAAGACCAAGCGGGTCTGATGTTCTTGGCCCATGCGTTTGGAGCAGAGGTTAATAAAGAAAGAAGCCCGGTAATTGGTTCAGATAAACTATTTCACCGTATCGGCACGGATTTTGACCCCGAGGCTCAAAAAGATTTGTATATGAACTATCATTATCGGGCTATTCCTGACGAAGCGACTTATGATAGAGCAACTCGTTTGATTTCCGACTTTTACTCCAATAAATACCCCGCACTGCCTAAAAACTCAGGCGGCCCTGTTACCCAACCCCTATATTCAGACAAAAAGTATTTAGTTTAATGGCCAATAAGAAACAAGAAGAGCTCAACTCCAGGCAAGAAAAGTTTGCTCAAAACGTGGTTAAGGGCATGAGCAAGACCAAAGCAGCATTAAAGGCGGGTTATTCTCCTAAAATAGCTGCCAATATGGGGTCATCACTGACGGGTAAAAACAACCCCAAAGTACAAAAAAGGATTGACGGTTTACAAAAAGGAGCGGCAGATCGCGTCATGCTTAATTTGTCCACTCATTTGTTAGATTTAGCTGAAATTCGAGACAAAGCTTTACAAAAAGGATCTTTTTCCGCAGCCGTTGCAGCCGAAGTTGCTAGAGGCAAAGCAGCAGGACTCTATGTCACTAAATCAGAACTAACGATTAATAAGATAGAAAGCATGAGCAAAGAAGAAGTTATTAATCGCCTCAATGATATGTATCAGCAAACAGGGGGGATTTTGCCCGATACTAAAATTATTGATTTAAAACTAAAAGATGAAACAAAAATTAACGGAACTACCTGAAGAAACCCTCAAAGAGTTTTTTGAGTTAAGCGAGCGGTATAAAGAGATTACTGAGGTCGATGAGGCCCAGAATGATTTTTTATCGTTTGTTAAGAGCCAATGGCCTAGCTTCATAGAAGGCCATCACCACAAAATAGTCGCTAAAGCCTTTGATCGTATAGCTTCAGGCGAGTTAAAACGACTTATTATCAATATGCCTCCGAGGCATACGAAAAGTGAGTTTGCAAGTTTCTTGCTTCCTGCTTACTTAATTGGCCGCAACCCAGCTCTTAAAATTATTCAAGCAACACACACCTCTGACCTTGCAGTTAGGTTCGGCCGTAAGGTAAGAGATTTAATACAATCCGATATTTATAAGCGTATTTTTCCCAACACAATGCTCAACCCAGACTCAAAAGCAGCAGGAAAGTGGGAAACGATGAAAGAAAACGAACCGACAGTGCGAGGGGAGTATTATGCGGTGGGTACGGGCGGTGCGATCGCTGGACGGGGTGCGGATCTATTTATTATTGATGACCCTCACTCGGAACAAGACGCAATGTCTAAAGTAGCTTTGGATGATGCTTATGAGTGGTATACCTCTGGCCCACGACAACGGTTACAACCGGGCGGTGCAATTGTTGTGGTTATGACACGTTGGAGTGTTAAAGATTTAACGGGACGTTTGGTTAGAGACATGTCTCGTAACGCCCAAAGCGACCAGTGGGAAGTCATTGAACTGCCTGCAATACTGCCAAGCGGCGATGCCGTATGGCCAGAGTATTGGAAAGTTGAAGAATTGGAAGGGATTAAAGCAGCCCTGGGCAATGGACCAAAATGGTTTGCACAGTACATGCAGTCTCCGACTTCAGAAGAAGGAGCCTTAATTAAACGAGAGTGGTGGCAAGAATGGCCCGACACAACGCCGCCGGAATGTGAATACACGATACAAAGCTATGACACAGCGTTTTTAAAATCAGAAACATCAGACTATTCTGCCATTACCACCTGGGGTGTGTTTTACCCGCATGGCCGAATAAACGACACTTTATACTCAGGAGAAGTTGCTCACCTAATACTATTAGATTCAGTAAAACAACGACTAGAGTTTCCAGAACTAAAAAGAAAAGCCCTAGAGCTTTATGAATATTGGGACCCGGACACCGTGATTATTGAGTCAAAAGGAAGCGGCACCCCTTTAACGCAGGAGCTCCGGCAAATCGGCATTCCTGTGCAAAACTTTACACCAAGCAAAGGCGCAGACAAAATAGCTCGCGTGAATGCTTGCACTCCTTTATTTGAGTCGGGAATGGTTTGGAAGCCCGACGAACATTGGGCAACCGAAGTGGTTGAAGAATGTGCTTCTTTTCCAAACGGAGACCATGATGACTTGGTGGATTCCATGTCGCAAGCTGTTTTACGCTTTCGACAAGGCGGTTTTGTTCGACTTCCCTCTGACTATGAGGATTATTTTGAAGGAAATCGCCATAAAAATATGACTTATTACTAGGAGTTTAATAAAAAATGAAGAAGCTGACTGTGGGTATGGCTACCTACGATGATTTTGACGGTGTATTTTTCTCTGTTCAAGCCCTTAGAATGTATCACCCCGAGGTTATGGACCAAGTTGAAATTTTGGTGGTCGATAACAACCCCGATAGCCCTAGCGGAAAAGCGGTTAAGAAGTTTATGGAAAACTCTGTTCCTAACGGCCGGTATGCAACATTCACAAAATACAAAAGTAACTTTGTTAAAGAGCGTGTTTTTGTCGAGGCTCAAGGTGAGTTTGTGTTGTGTATGGATTGCCATGTGCTTTTACCACCAGGCGCTTTAAAAAACTTAATTTCTTACTATGAGCTGTTTCCCAAGACCAAAGATTTAATCCAGGGACCCATGATGCACGATAATCTAACCGATTTTTCAACCCACTTTAAACCACGTTGGAGAGGCATGATGTACGGAACATGGGACACGGACCTTGAACTTTTAGAGAGAAGCGATCCTTTTGAGATACCGATGCAGGGATGCGGTCTATTTTCCTGTAAAAAAGAGCATTGGGTTGGCTTTAATCCTAATTTTAGAGGATTTGGTGGTGAAGAGTGGTATTTACAAGAAAAATTTAGAAAATTTGGGGGCCGAAACATTTGTTTGCCCTTTTTAAAATGGAATCATCGTTTTGGACGACCGGCCGGGCCACCGTTTAAAGTTGTTATTGAAGATAAAATAAGAAACTATATTATTGGTTGGATGGAACTTTATAACGATGTGTCGCACCCAGGCATCCAAGAAATGTTAAATTATTTTACAGAAGAAGGACACGGCGAAATAGTAGATAAGGTGTTTCGTGAGAATTTCGATAGTTTCCAAAACTGGTAAGAATAGTATACTATTGTGTTAATCCTATTTAGAGAAATCATTTATGGCAATTGATAAACAGGTTCAACCGATGGAAAGTCCTATACCTATGGACGATTTCAACGGCCCGATGGAGATAGAACTTGAACTTTTAGGCGAAGAGGGAGAAATGCTTTCGGAAGAAATGCCGATAGAGCAGGGCCCTCAATTTAATGAAAATTTAGCTGACTTTTTAGAGTCCGACGTTTTAAACACTTTAAGCAGTGAACTCACGGCGCTTTACTCTGAAGATAAAGAGTCCAGGCAAGATTGGTACGAATCGTTTAGAAAGGGTCTTGATCTTTTAGGCATAAAACAAGAAGAGCGAACACAACCTTTTCAGGGTTCAAGCGGAGTTAATCATCCTCTATTGGCTGAAGCCGTTACTCAATTCCAAGCACAAGCGTATAAAGAACTTCTTCCACCAGGAGGTCCGGTTCAAGTTCAAGTAGTGGGCGAACATAATCCAGAGATAGTTTCCCAATCAACTCGCGTTAAAGAGTTTATGAACTATCAAATCAGTCACGTCATGGAAGAGTACGATCCAGAAATGGACTCCATGTTGTTTTACCTGCCTTTATCGGGCAGCGCGTTTAAGAAAATATATTTTGACATGATGCTGGACCGTGCAGTAAGTGAATTTGTCAAAGCAGAAGATTTAGTGGTCAGTTATTCGACAACAGATTTGTCCACGTCCCCGCGTGTTACGCAGGTAATGACCATGACTAAAAATGATTTATTGAAAATGCAGCTTAACGGCACTTATTCAGAAGTGGCTTTAATGGACCCAGGGCTTATTGAAACAAACGAAGTCCAGGAGAAAATGGAAGAACTTGAAGGCATTAACCCGTCTTACGCTGAAAACAACGAGCTTTACACTATTTTAGAAATGCACGTTGATCTAAGGCTTACTGAAATTGAAGACCACGGTTTTGCTTGCCCATATATTGTAACGATTTGTGAAGACATGAATCAGATACTGGCTATTCGCCGTAATTGGGAAGAAGGAGATCAGCTTTATAAAAAAGTAGATTATTTTGTTCAGTATAAGTTTCTTCCAGGACTAGGGTTTTATGGTTTTGGTCTAATTCACATGATTGGGGGCCTAACTAAATCGGTTACGTCTATATTGAGACAGTTAATTGATGCAGGAACTCTGGCCAATTTACCAGCAGGGTTCAAGGCTAGAGGAATGCGTATTCAAGGCGAAGACGAACCTTTACAGCCTGGAGAGTTTAGAGATGTTGATGTAGCTGGGGCCACGATTAAAGATTCTTTACTCCCGCTTCCTTACAAAGAACCTTCAGCAGTTCTTTCACAACTTTTAGGTCTTTTGGTTGATTCTGGAAGACGTTTTGCTTCAATTGCTGACATGCAGGTTGGAGACATAGGGTCTCAACAATTGCCGGTAGGCACGACGATTGCCATGTTGGAAAGAGGCACTAAAGTGATGTCGGCTATACACAAAAGACTGCACTTTGCTCAGAAAAAAGAATTTAAACTTCTTGCAAAAACTTACGCTAAATTTTTACCAGCACAATACCCTTATGTGACACAAGGCGGTCAACAAATTGTTATGGCGCAGGACTTTGATGAACGTGTCGATGTTTTGCCAGTCAGTGACCCAAATATATTTTCAATGTCGCAAAGAGTAATGATTGCTCAACAACAACTACAGATGGCTCAAGCTGCTCCCGACATACACAACCTAAGAGAAGCGTATCGTCGAATGTATGAAGCGCTTGAAATTAAAAACCCAGAAACATTATTTAAACCAGAGCCGCAAGTTCCAGAAGTACCTCCTAGGGACCCAATCAGTGAACAACAAGCAGCGATGTTGGGACAACCAATTAAAGCGTTTGAGTGGGAAGACCACGAGGCGTATATTGCGGCGCATTCCTCATTTATACAAAACCCAATGGTTTCTCAAAACCAGAATGCAGTGCAAATGATTAGTGCAAACATACAAGAACACCAAGCGATGTTGTATAAGATCCAGATTGAAGAGGCCATGGGTCAACCTTTGCCTCCATTAGAACAGTTACAGCAAATGCCGCCTGAACAATCGCAACAAATTATGAACGAAATTGCTCAAGCAGCAACACAAGCAACGGCTCAAGTTACAGGTAGAGCAGAGGCTATGGCTAAAGCGGAAGAAATTGAGAAGATGGACCCAATTATTGAACTTCAAAGAGCAGAGATAAGACAAAAAGCAGTAGCTGCAGATCAAAAAGTAGAGGTGGATAGAGAGAAAATAGAGTCTCAAGAAGCCATTGCTGAAATGAAAATTGCTGCACAACGAGAAAAAGACGTACAATCGTCTATATTAGAAGCAGACAGAACGTACGCAGACATTTTAAACACTGTCCGAGAGGCAGATGAAAGAACCAGAGGAGAATAGCATGGCTAAGAAGTCTAAACTTTACCCAGGACCGCAAAAAAACCCCGTTAAACTAAACACTGAGGGCGATGGAGAGATAAAAGCGGTTAAAGGCAAGGTTAAAGGTGGCGGAGCTGCCACAAAAGGGCTTAGTTTTATTCAATGGATTAAAGAATAATTTATGGATTGGCTAACAACGACTGAATTTTTACTAAAACAGTCCCGAAAAAGACAAGAAGAACTGAAAAACACTCTTGTGAGTGGTGGGGTTTCTGATTATGTTCAGTATCAACGTCTTATTGGAGAAATTGCGGGATTGAATTTTATTGAAAACGAAATAATTGGATTACATAAGAGAATGGAGACCCCCGATGAAGAATAAAGCAGAAAAAACTAAAGAAATACCTCCTTTTGTTCAAAATTTTGGCAGTGAAGAGCCAAAAAAAGAAAAACCAGCTACATTTACCCCGGAAGACTTAAAAAACGGCAGTGCTGCTCATAAATTGCCTAAACCTACCGGATACCGTATGTTAATTTTACCTTTTGCCCCTTCTGAGAAGACAAAGGGTGGGATCTATCTGGCTAAACAGACTGTAGATAGGGAGCGTTTAACTACAGTCGTGGGCTATGTTGTTGCTCTTGGGCCAGATGCCTATAAAGACTCAAATAAATTTCCTGAAGGCCCTTGGTGCAAAGAAGGTGATTGGGTTATTTTTGGACGCTACGCAGGAGCTCGTATCCAGATTGATGGAGGAGACTTGCGCCTGTTAAACGACGATGAAATCTTGGCTTTAATAGAGGACCCTGAAGATATATTAGGGGGTTAATGTTTACTATTGAAAAGATTCGCGCTAAACTCAAATTAATTCATGGAGGAAACCATGCCACAAGCAACAGAAGAAAACCTAGAAAAAGAAATTGAAATAGAAAACGAAGAAGAGACTACAGAAGTCGAAGTAGAAGCTTCCGGTCAGGAACACGAACAAGAGGTCGAGCAATACAGCGACAAAGTTCAAAAAAGAATCGATAAGCTTACTTATAACCAAAGAGAAGCTGAACGACAACGAGACGAAGCCGTTAGAGTTGCACAGACGCTAAGAGATCAAGTTAAAGACTTTGAACAAAAAGCTGAAAGCACCGATCAGGCCCTTTTCCAAGAATACAACGGAAGAGTAAACACTGAACTGCAACAAGCAGAAGATAAATACCGGGAAGCCGTTCAATCCGGGGACTTGGATTCTCAAATAAATGCTCAACGAAACATTGCTAAATTGTCTGTTGAACAAGAAACATTAGCTAGGGCCAAGAAACAAAGAGAAAACGGTGAGGGAACTAATGGTGTTGTAGCTAATGGTGCTGCAGCAAATCCACCCCCTGTTGATCCACGGGCAACGGCTTGGGCGCAAAAAGAAGAAAATTCTTGGTTTGGTAGGGATAATGTTATGACCGCAGCAGCGTTTGCAATTGATAAACAAATGCAAGAGCTTGGTGTAAACCCCACTGATTCGGATTACTACGAGCAACTAAGCGAAAAGATTAAAGAAGAGTTTCCACACAAATTTGAACAAGAGGAGGGAAGACCTTCTCCTGTGCAAGCTGTTGGACGAAATAGTGTTGGGACAAACCCCACTGCTAGGAAGTCCAAAACAGTAAAACTCACAACAAGTCAGCAAGCAATTGCTAAAAAACTTGGTGTGCCATTAAAAGAGTACGCAAAGTATGTCTAAATATAGGAGTATAAAGTAATGACAGATCGTAACTCCCGCTCTGCTGAAGTTCGAGAAAATAAAACTCGCAGAAAACCTTGGCAACCTCCGTCCAGTTTGGACGCACCTAAACCACCTCCAGGATATAAGTATCGCTGGATCCGTGAAAGCATTCTCGGGCAAGATGACAAAACGAATATGTCTAAGCGTATTCGTGAAGGATTTGAGCCGGTTAGAGCTGAAACTCATCCTGAGTTTCAAGGCCCTACAGTTGAGGATGGAAAACACGCAGGTGTTATTGGGGTTGGCGGTTTAATCTTAGCAAAAATAGATGAATCGATTGTAGATGAACGCAAAGAATATTTCCAAGAAATGAACGATGCGTCCATGGAAGCAGTTGATTCTGAATTAATGAGGGAAAGTAATCCTATTATGCCTATCGAAAAACCGGTTCGTAGAACGAAGACGGAGTTTGGTAGCAAAAAGGATCTTTCTAAAGATTAACCTTTTAACTATGGGTAAATAAATTATGGCAAATACTGATGATCCCAACGGATTTACACCAGCATATCATTTGACTGGTGGAACTATTAGACCTGCCCAAATGAGAATCGCTAGTGCGACAAATGCTTCTATTTTTAGTGGCGATGTTGTCAATCTATCAAGCGGTTATATCATTCAAGGGACGGCTACTGGTGCTCCTGTTGGCGTTTTTGCTGGCGTTTATTATGAGGCAAGTGACGGCACTCCAACGTTTTCAAAACACTGGACTGCTGATACTGCTACATTAGGAAGTGTAGATGCTCAAGCTTATGTGTATAACGATCCAGACATCGTGTACGAAGCTCAATTTACTGCTGGTACGCCAGCCGTGAGCTTTATAGGCAACAAGTATACTCTTTCAACGACTGCTGGTAGTACATCTACCGGTCGTTCTGCTGAAGGCGTAACTGCTACAACATCTTCTGGCGTGGCTCTTTGTGTTGGCTTTGTGGATACACCAAGCAACTCAATCGGAGCTAGTGCTAGAGCATTCTTCCGTTTCCCTGCTAATCCATTTGAATAAGGAGAATAAGTAATGGCAATTAATCGAGCGCAGCTCGTTAAAGAACTTGTCCCAGGACTTAATGCTTTATTCGGACTAGAGTATTCAAGATATGCTGATGAGCATACGATGATTTTCGACACAGAAAGTTCAGATCGTGCTTATGAGGAAGAAGTGATGCTCTCTGGATTTGGAGAAGCAGCAGTTAAAGGTGAAGGCGCTGCAGTTAAATATGACACTGCCCAAGAAACTTGGACAGCTCGTTATACACATGACACTGTGGCTTTAGCTTTCTCCTTAACTGAAGAAGCGATGGAAGATAATCTGTATGATACCCTATCTGCAAGATACACTCGTGCTCTTGCTCGTTCTATGCAACAAACAAAGCAGGTTAAAGCTGCTAATGTGTTGAATAACGGATTCAGTAGTACATACCCAGGAGGAGACGGTAAAGAACTATTCGCTACCGATCATACTTCTTTGACTGCTGGTGATCTAAAGAACGAACTAAGTACGGCTGCAGACCTTAATGAAACATCAATGGAGCAAGCACTAATTGATATTGCTGGTTTCAAAGATGAGAGAGGTCTGAAAGTTAATGCACAAGCACAACGATTAATTGTGCCACCTGCATTACAGTTCATTGCAGATCGGTTGTTAAACACACCAGGAAGAGTCGCAACTTCAGATAATGACATCAATGCAATTAGAAATATGGGAATGATCCCAGATGGCTACGCTGTGAATCATTATTTGACAGACACCGACGCTTGGTTTGTTAAGACAGATGTACCTAATGGTCTCAAGCACTTTGTTCGAACCGCAGTTTCCACTAACATGGAAGGCGATTTCGAAACAGGAAATGT